ACGCCAATTTTTGATCCAGTCCACGGTGGGGTATCAAGTCCGGCTTCTGACGCAATAATATCCTTTGATCCATCTCCGTTAATATCAGCATACCATATCCATGGTGAATGTAATAGTGTTGGAGCACCTTGAGGGAAATATCTATTAGTTAAATTTATTGTTGAGTTTTGATCACCGACCACAGTTAACGGTATGGGCACTTGTGGATAGGCAGATACACTAAACACAAATTCAGTTTTACCATCACCGTCTAGGTCTGCTAACAACCCTGAACGAAAATAATAACTTGTACCGGCGCCGCCGTAGATACTATAATCAATTAGCGTGGAACCTGATATTGCGATATCATTAATGTTCGTTGGATCTATCTGCGGTGTATTACTGGAGGGGCCGGTGCCGCCCCCGCATCCGTACAACAACAATGTTACCGCAACACCAATGAGTGTTGGTTTTAATTTAATCATTTTTTAGCCGCGGGCACTTCTGCTGATTTTGCTTGTACACAAACTGCCTGCTTGTTCAGTGCTTTAAATTCTTGTGCCGCTTTAGCACAAGTTTCCTGTTGTTCAAACTGGCCCACATATGTGATACTAGTAGAACTCAATCCTACACCGATTAGAACAATAGTCCAAAACATAATTACGCCTTCAAAATATCAACAATACGTTGATGGATGATATCCATTTCATCCCGCTCAACATAAAAGTCGGTAGTCGGGTCATAGTATTGACCTTCTTTGGTATCGTAATAGAGGACACGTCCGGAGAAATTGAAGGGACCTTCAAGACCTTTGCGAGGACCGTACTTGGTACGCATTTCATCCATTTGATGTTTGTCTGCGATAACTTTGTAGCCCATATAAAACTCCTGTTGTTGACTGAATAAGACTCTATTATATACCCGAAACCATTTAATGTCAAGCCCTATATGTAGCGTATCCGCGGATTTTGCTTTGCTTATTAGCGTGGCTTTCGTTGAATTTGATATCAGTATAGCCCTTTTCACGCAGGGTGCTAACCAATAGAGACAAATCACAATCTTCTTCTAAGAAAGCATTGGCACCATTCATGTAACTGTATGTAGAGATTTTATCTGCGATACCAAGTTTCACCAGCGTAGCTTTGGGGAAGCGGGCCCATGCATGACCCGGGTCACCGAACACTTTGATAGAGATTTTTTTAGCCATTTTCTAAGTCCTTTAATTAACTGTCTAAGATTGTATTATATACCCAAAACCATTTAATGTCAACCTCAGGCCTCAAGCGGCCTTACGAAAATATTGATAGGGCAAGCCCAAATCATAGCACAGATATTCCCAGTCACCGTTAGCATTGCTAGCATCCATGATCCAGCGCAATGCTGTTTCCCGATCACGGGCACCCATGCAAATAGTGTTGGTTACATGCTGTTCAAACCTATCGATAGCCTCAGTTTCGGCCGCTTTACGTGCAATGTCCTCTTGCTTGATGATTTCACCGAGCAACTGGAACTCAGCATCAAAGTCCGCAAGGGTCCACGTAGAGGTGTCAACACCGCGGGGACGAACACCGTAAGCATCCTTGTACATATCCCAATATTGACATTGGGCCTGCTCCAAGTCAGACATTTGTTCCCAAGTAGTGAATTCAGACATATTTGCTCCGTTGATTAACTGTTTAAGTCTCTATTATATACCCAAAACCATTTAATGTCAAATTTGGGTAGCCTTAATTACAGCGGACTCAGCATCTTTTTTCCCTGTAGTACCAATAAAATGCCAGGGATATCCGTGTATTACGGCTACCCACCCAGGGGTTTTTCTGCCGTAATACTCGCTTGCTTTCATTAAAAATGCCATTTGTTGTCAATCCCGTTTCATCACATATTCAAACAGGACCCACTTAGCACGATTCAGACATTGACGGGCATCCTCAGCCCGCATATAGTCAACATCACCATACTCGGGGTTAATCATTTCCTGTGCATCGGACATCAGACTAGCGGCGATCATAGCAGGACCAGAAAACTTGAAAGTGATACTAGATTCAATGCTTTCACGCATACCCTCAACGGTCACGCCATACATACGAACTTCACGCTTTTCCTGCTCTGTCAAACGGTCGTAAACTTGTGTCATAACTAGCTCCTTTAATCAATCTAAGCCTCTATTATAGACCCAAAACCATTTATTGTCAACCTTTTTTTGCTTAATTTTTGAGCAATTTTAGCTATGGGAAACCCCCAAAATCGGGGGTTTTTCTTATGCTAGCTTCCACTTAATCATTTTGTAATGAGAAATACTATCCCAATCATCAAACTTAGCTACCGTGTCAAGTGTTATTTCGTGATATTTACCTTTATCATAAAAGTAATCCCACAAATGTATTAATTCATTATTTGAATTAATTTCAATTTTATATGGTTTATTTTCTTTATCCTTCAACCAATACTCTACAAACTTTCTATGTTTGCGTTTTACTGTAAATTTCTTAACTGGATAAAGTGTTAACAATTTGGGTGATGCTATTTTTGATTCTTCAAATCTAGTATCCAACTCTCTAAACATTTCATCTACCCCAACATCATATTCGTAGAATTCAGGTAAACGATATACTAATGGCATCATTTCTTCTTTAACTACTTTACAATCACCATGAATAAATGTGTTTAAATCTTTTCGGTAATTAGATAATTTTTGTCCCTTCAAGGTAAACATCATAAGTTTCTTACTATAATAGTCACGGATGACATTAGCCTTTTCTCTATCTTCCTGAATCATTTCTTTGAATAGTATTTCATCAGTAAGTTTAGTTGGTCTGTTACTAGGATTCATTATGTTACTAATACCATGACTGATTAATGGACGCAATCTATGCCAAGTAACACTCAATGCTAAAATATCTTCAGTGGTTTCAAACACCTCATATTTTTTTACATTACTATTGATAGAAATAGTGTCACCCCAATTGTTTATGCTTAACATACCGGAATTAATTTGATGTGATGTTGTTAAGGGAGGGATGTTTGCGATTGAGATTGTATTGTGGCTACTGCCGTTACCACTAAGAATAACACCCGGGATAGCTTTCCCCATTCGTTGTTGTGCGATGTTTGAATTAGCCAATTGTTATATCTTCCATTCCACTTGTGCGTAGACGCACGATATGCCCCATCTGCCATTGTTTAGCTTCAAGGCCCTTCATAATACCAAGCCAACGATTGCGTAGTAATGCCACTTCGTTAATCAATACTTCCATATCAATTACTTCATCTTCACCTTCAGCATACTTTTCAGCATCACGGCTTGTCAATGCTCTATTATACGCTTCTAAATATTTTTGAAAATGAGTTCGGCGAATCTTCTTTAATCTAATATTGAGCAAGTTAAGTACCGCTTCTACTTCTTGTAATTGATTGAATCTATGTTCAGTAACACCAGGAATAGCAGCAATGTTCTTTTCAACATTGCCGTATACCTTTACTTCACGTTTTGCGTTTTCTAACTCAGATTCAAAATGCTGAATGAAATCAGGGATTACACCTAAATTCACTGATACTCTTGTATACCAATTTGACATTTAATCCCATTCGTCTAAATCTTCTTCTTCAAATTCTTCGTAATCATCTTCTTGGAAATGTTCTTCAGCGTAACCTTTTAATGCTTTAGTAATATCTTTGTCCTTGAAGGCGTCTTTGATATCATCTATCTCATAATTATTATCAATTAAAAAATTGACAAGTGTATCTGCCGCATCATCACGTTCACTCAAATCAATGTGTTCACGCAATGCATCCCAAACTTCTGATATAACATCTAAACTCATTCTGTAACTTCCTCCGTGGGTGTTGTTACATTACTTATCACACTTTTAGTTTTTCCAGTATATTCAAGCATAACCTTGTCAAGTATTCCGTCTTTGTTGGCTTCCCAACCCTTACGAAACGCTTTAAGAATTTCACCATCTTCAGTTACATAAACTAAACTGTTTCCTTCTTTTTTCAATGCGTTAGACTTCTCAAGCATATCAGTTAAGCCACTATAAGGACTCATGCCTGTTTCATATGGAATCTTAACTTGAATACTTTCAAAAGGTTTTGCATAGCGAGTTTTCATAATCTTACAAGCAGCACGAATACCATTTACTTCAGCAACCTTGTTACCATCCTCATCCTCTTTAAGTTTGAGTTTCTTCATAGCAACTACGATTGAACTTGCGTAAACAAATCCTTGACCACCAGAAATTTTATCGTCTGGGTCAAACATATCTTGACTTGCGTATGTGTGATTAGTAGCAACCAATCCTACATTGTGACTACCAAACATATTAACACAGTTACGAACAAGTGCTGTTAGTGC